CCCTCGTTCAGCGTGAGCGGAGGCTGCTGGCTGAAGTCGGTCGGCTCCGGCATGTTCGGCATTGCGCTCATCGCTGAATCCCCAGCATCAGGTTGCGGACGCGGCTGGACGCGGTCGTCGGCGCCTCCTGCTGCATGATCGACGGGAACATTCCGACGTTGAAGTCGTATGGTTCTCTTTGCGGAACAGGCTTGGAAATCCCGGCGGAAATACCCGGCATCTTCATGCTTCCGAGACCCTCTGACATCACCGATGCTCTGGACGCCTGACCCTGCGCGATCTGCTCATTCGTCGCGCTTTCCGAAAGCGCATCAAGCCGCTTCTGCTCTCGCGCGAATTTCATGCGCTCTGCGGCAACGGGCTGCTCCAGCGCCTGCTGGAAATCAGGAGTGGACGCAGCAATGGCCGCACCCATCGAACTGAATGGGTTGCGAGGGTTGTAGTTGGCGAGTCCGCCAGCGACACCCATGAGGAAGTTTCCGCCGATACGAGCCGTACCGGACAGGAACGAATCCCACCCAGACGCACTCTGTGGCTGCGTTTGCGGAAGCGTCAGCATGGATGTCCGCAAACCGAGATTGCCCATGAAACTGCTCATCGTCACTTACCTCCAAACATTGACATGGCTCCACCGAGCATCGGGCCGCCAAGCCCACCAGAAATTGCACCGAGTCCAGCACCTACGAGTGCTCCTCCAAGTGCATCACCAGCCTGCATGTCCATCATGGCCTTGTTGAGATTCGCCTGATAGGCGTTCTGGGTCGCCTGCGTCATCAGATTGACGTTCTGCCCGATCATGGACGAACGCTGCGCCTGTGTTCCAGTGGCGTACTGCTGGAACAGATTGGACTGGTACTGCGCGGCGCCAAGTCCGGCACCGAGCAGGCTTTGAGCAGCCTGCTGCTCCATTCCGGCAAGGGCGGATGCCTGCGCCATCTGCGCGGACGCGAGGGTCTGCGCGTACTGCTCCTGCACAGCCCCGGCCTGAAGTGCGCCCTGCGCGGCGACGGCGTTCACCGCAGCCTGACCGAACGTGGTGTTGGAAAGCCCGGTCAGCATTCCGCTCAACTGCTGGCGTGCGACGGCTTGATCGGTCTGCTGCTTCAGCAGCCCGAGCGTCGCGTCCCGTCCGGACTCCAGCGTCTTGTACGCCTCCTTGCCAGCGGCAGCGAACGCGGCGCGGGACTGCGCCATCACGTCGCCGTACTGCTTGACGGAATCGGTGTACGCCTTGGAGTAGATGGCGGCGTTGGCGGTTCGTTCGCGCAAGAACGAATCGATCGCGCGACCGTATTCTTTCGTCGAATACTTCCGCGCGTCGGCATAACCCTTTTCCATGTTGGCGATTGCGGCCTTGTAGTCGCTCTCGCCTCCGAACAGGTTGCTGAACAGGCCCATCAGTAGGTTCCCTTCACGTTCTTGGTGTGGCCATAAGGCTCGACCAGCACGGCCATGCGCTCGATAGCCCAAGGTACGCCAAGGCTTTCGATTCGCACATACGCCGCCTGATCGCGGATCCGGCACCGGAAAGCGTCGTTCCTGCCGGGAAGCAGCGTCCCGAGCAGGTTCTGGTTGGTGTTGTCGTAGGTCGCGCTGCTGACCGTATAGCGCGGGGACGTGATGTCCGACGGCAGGGCAAACCCGGCAGACTTCTGTGCCGACGCATAGACGTAGGTTCCGCCGGGAGTGTCAGCCGACGTGCCGGGAAGGGTGGTGTCCCGAGACATCATGGTCGCCGTCGGGCTGGTCGCGTGCCGAATCACCCAGTCGGGAGGCGTGGTGCCGACGTTGTAGATCTGGTTGACCTGCTTGGTATAGGTGCGCCCGGTCGGGTCGGTGATGAGGGTGTCTGAGGTCAGGTACGTCCCGGCGAGTTCAGTCTCGTAGAACAGGTCGAGCGCCTTGTCCGTCGCCGTAGACCACGAGGTGTTGTAGACGCCGCAGTCGTAGGTGGTCGTCGGGCTGAACACCGCATGGGTTCCGCAGTCCACCAGCACCTCCGGGAAGTCGGGATCCTCGGTCACGGTCACGGAGGTGATGTTCTCTCCGATCGCCTCCTCGGCGGTCTGACCGGACAGGATCGACGCGAACGGGCCGGACAGACGCTCAACAGGAGTGTTGAACGCAGATTCCTCGATCGGCTCGTCCATCGTCAGTTCGATGCGAACGTCCTTCATCATCACCTGACCGAGCGACGGCTGAAGCACGGGGCCGAATGTCAGGCTGCTGGTGATCTTCTGCGCCGCCGCCTCCGTGTTGTCCACGGTGAAATCGCTCACCGCCTTGTACCCGACCGCAGCCTGACCATCCACTCCGGAGACGAGGTCGCGGTCGAACCACCCGATGTATCCGTCCTCGCTGCCGAAGGCAAGGATCGGGGCGCGGGAGTCACCGAACGGAAAGTCTCCGCAGCAGGTCGGGGCATGGAACGCAGGCCACCCGGTCTGGATCGGCCAGAAGGCGTCCGTCGCCTGACTGTAGAGCAGATGGACGCTGCTTGCCGGGAGGTCGGTGCGCGACATCATGCAGTAGACGTTCTGCGCCTCCGCGTCGTAGCCAAGAACGCAGTTCAGGGCGTCGAACTTCTGCTGCTGGAAGAAGGTGTCGAGGCGACCGCTCGTGATGCGACCGCTCTTCGTCACCTGAAAGTCGTTCGGCTGGACGCGGTACAGACCGTCCTGCGCCATCATGTAGATCGTCTGCGCGTCGGACGCGCACCATGCGCGCTCGGACACGATGCCGACCGACCGCGACAGTTCGATCAGCCTCGCGTCCGTCACCACCGGGTCGGCGGTCAGGTAGGTCATCGTGTGCCGTCCGGCGAACAGCAAGCCGCTCTCGCCAACAGGGACGAGCGCGACGATCGGCTCACCGGGAACGCCGAATCGCTCCGATGACACGCCAGCAACAGCGTCATGTTCGGCTGCACTCGGATTCCAGTCGTCCGGGTTGTTGAGATGGCACAGGAACCAGTTGTTCGGAGCGGACTTCAGTCCGGACATGGCAAGACGACCGCCGAATCGGACAAGCAACGTCGCTCGATCTGCACCGCTGCCGATTTGGCTGTACGGGCCGTTTGCGTGCGTCCAATCCAAGACTGCCGGAGTCGCAGCAGTGATGTCAACCTTCCGATAGAACTCGCCGTCCGCAAAGTAGCAGTACTGCCCGAAAACAGCCGCGCCAATATGGCCCGACGACTTCATGGCGTTGATGCCAGCACCGCGTGTGCAGCGCGTGGCAGCGCCTCCGTTGTCGATGACGTAGACCTCTCCGCCAGCAACAACGATGCACCTTTGGGTCAGCGTGCTGCTGACGTATGCGTCCGCACGCAGGATCACCTGCACCTCGCGGATCGCAGCCGTAGGGCTGGTGTTGAACTGGTACGCCCCGAGAAGCGGCCTGCGCTGGCCGAGCCGCAACTTCCCCTTGTAGGCGTCGTAGGGGATCACGTTCATCGCCTGCGCGGTGAAGCCCGGAGGCAGCGCGGAATACGAGGAATCCACGCTGACGCCGCGATACGGGAGTGTGACCGGGGAGTATGGCATCAGGAAATGCGAAGGATCAGAAGTCCAACAGACAATGTTGCACCGCCAGTAACCACGGCGTACATGTTCGTCGTCTTGGCACCAGTGATGATTTGCGGACTCGTGGCGTTTTTCGTGAGGGTTCCACTTCCAACAACTGAATCAATTCCAAGAACGATGTACCGTTCGCTGGACGCAGAAACAACTCGGATTTGCGCACTGGTCGTGTTAATAACAGACGTTCCCTCAAAGTACGTCAGTTTTCCGACCGTCAGAGTCGTGAGATCAATGTCCACCACCTGACCAGAAAATGTGGTGTCTGTAGTTGTCTGGTCGATTTCGATGATGTCCGCCAGATACGCCAACGCCCCAAGACCAAGGAACGTCTGAACATTCGCGGCAGTCAGTTCCGCCGGGATCGCGCTGCCGCCAGACACGTTGCCGAGAAGACGGTTGTTAGCAATGTTGGCAAGCGCAGTGAGCGGAACATCCGTGTTGGCGTCAAACGCACCGGAAGCAAGCGTGCCGAACCCGAGCGCAGTTCCAGCGCGTCGAAGGACATGGCCGTCGGTTCCTGCGGCAATGTCGGCAGGAGCGCCAGTCGAGTTCGCGGAGCGACCGATGACGGTCAGCGCGGTCGATTGACGCAACTTCGCGTCGGTGACACCGTCGCTCGTTCCGGTCGCGCTCTTGATCTTCGCCGTCTCGACGGCGTCGTTGGCAAGTTCCGTGACCGTGATGCTCCCCGCATACTGGCTGACAGCGACCCACGTCGTCCACGCGCTGCCGTCGTAGCCGCGCGCGAACGCCTTCTGCGTCTTGGTCGAGACGAGCAACTGCGCGATCGTGCCGCCGGACAACTTGGTGACGTGCAGGACGCCGGGGCCGTCCGACGCAGGCGTCCAAGCGGACGGGACGTTCGACGTGACTGTCGTCGCGATCGCATACCGACCCTGCACGCTGTACCCGGCGGCGTTGATGTCAGTGCCGGACACCGTCACCTGCGGGTAGGTGCTGGAGACGTAGCCGAGCGAAGTCCACGCGGTCGTCGCGTCACCGATCTTGACGTTCCCGGTGTCGGTTTCAAAGCCGATCTCACCGGACTCAAGAGTCGGGTTGGAACTAGTCCAGTTGGACGCGGTGCCGCGACGGATCTGCAACTTGATCGCCATTACTTGTCCTCTTCCACGAACGAAGGCGGCACGCAGTACCAGCCTTCAGGGATGCGAACCTCGTTGTCGCCCAACTGCCAGCCGTCAGCCGTCTTGACGTACACCTTGCCCCGCACCTGCGGCCCCATCCTGATCGGGCTGCTCTCGCTTACCAGCACCGTGCGCGTGCAGCCAGTCGCGAATGCGAGAGCCACCGCGACGAAGCACAGAAGGATCAGCAGGAGCGTCAACCCCCGAACCTCGTCTGGGAAGAACGGAGTGCGCCCACTGCAGCAGCGACATGACGATGGCTCTGACGAGGTCATACACGTCACTCGGCCTTCTTGTTGTCCTTGGCGAAGATCAGGCCGACGCCAGCAATGCACGCAGCGGCCAGCGAACCCCAGTCCGGGACGGTCAGCGGGTCGTTGTCGGTCAGGGAGGTGAGAACAGCGCCGATCGCGACGAGGATCGCCGCAATGCCAGCGCCCGTGGTCTTCCAAGACGAATTCTTGATCATCTCGCTCATCGGTCGTGCCTTTCCAGTTTCTCCTCGATCTTGTCGAGGCGCTTGCTGATGCTGTCTTGATTCGTCACGACCTGCATCAGCAGGCGGTCGTGGTTTAGATACGCGGGAAGGAGCATTCCGACGAGCGTGAGGGCAATCGCGCAGAGCGCGATCCAGTTCGCCGTGGACAGGCTCACCTTGATGTTCGTCTTTTCGATTGTCATGGCTTTAGATGAACACGCGATACGGGATCGTCGGGATCGGCTCAAACGTCGGCAACTCGTCCTCCTGCTCCTTCGTCAACTCAAACGACACGCGGATGTTCGCGTGGTAACGGTTGTCGCCGGGGCGCAGGATCACGCCCTCCTCGTCCACCTGCGCCGGGATCGGCCCGATGCGGTCGAGCGTCACCCCTGTGACGGGCAGCACGGCGATCTCGCCTTCGCCAATGTCGCGTTCCTCGGCAAGCCCTGCGGCGATGAGGGCATCGTCAAGATCGGACTCGGTGGTTGAGCGGAGTAGGTAGTCCATATCAGGTCGTGATGGATTGGAGGGTTGCGTCCGACAGCGTGGTCGGCCAGTATTTCACGCGCTTGATCGTCCCGCACGGGTAATGCGCGCCGTAACCCGGACGGCCTCCGATGGTGAGGATGGTCGGAGTCGCGGTCGCGCTCATGCTTGTAGCCCCGGACGCGGCGACAGATCCGCCGTTGATGCATCCACGAATCTCGCCGGAGGCAAGCGATGCGTTCAGGCTCCACGCAGCCCTGAAATTCGTGTTGATCGTCATTGCCGGAGTGATTGTCGCAAGAGCGGTGTTTCCGGTTGCGTCCTGCGCGGTCGGGTACATCGTCGAGCCATAGGCAAACGCTCCGAACGCTTCGACGGCTCCCGCTGCGGTGCAGAAGGCGGTACGCATCGTCGCGAAACTGGTCGCGCGGAACTGGCTGAACTGCCCCTCGTACAGCATGGAGCCGTTCGTTGTGCTGTAGTTGAGAGGAATGATGTTCTCCATCTCGCAGTAATCGAATCCCCTGCTCCCCTGACTTGCTCCGGTCGGGATGTACGAGGATGCGCCGGAGCCTGTCTCCAGTTGTGCGCCCCAGATGTAGAACGAACGATTGACTTCAAAGTTCGTGGTCTGCGGATAGATCAAGATTGCGACCGCTCCAGCGGGAATCGCTGCGGTAGTCGTGAATTGAACTCTTGTCCATTGTGTTTCCGACAGGCCGGAAAGCGTCACGATGTTTCCTGCAACAGCAGTCGATCCGGGGCCGGAAACAATAGAGGCCGTTCCCGCAAGGAATCCGGTCGTGAACAACCCGAAACTCACTTGCGTTGTGGTAACGCTGTTGTAGGTACTTGCCTTGAACCACGCCGAAAATGTATGGACGGCGTTTGTTACGGTCGCGGTTTGCTGAAGTGGGCCGCTGTTTGCGGTTTCAGCAAATTGAAATGCGGTCGTTCCTCCAGCCGGATTTGTCGTTGTAGCACCGGGTACGGCTGTATTGCTGTTGTATGCCCAATTGGACGCGGCTCCACTAGATGCAAACGACTCGCTCCAGAAAAGCAGGTTGTTCG